TGATATTATACTTCGTCCGCATAATTTTGTTTGTTATGATCAACCATACATAGTATATAATGCTTTTAAATATAATTTATATAATAATAAGATTTTAAAATTATTCGTTGTAAATAATGATACTAATATACATAGTGATAAAGTCATATATCATTTTCCTGGAGGACCAGGAGTATATCAACATAAAATAATTTCAATGACTAAATTTTTGAATAGTAGTAAAGATGTTATTATTCATAATACTATAAACAAAGCAAAAGAATATATTAATACACATTTATTGCCAATTATTAATAGTTGTGGTGAACAATTAGAAGGAAATATTTTTATGTTACATCATACGACTGAATATACTAATGTATATTTAAATAAAACAAAAAATATATGTAATTTACTATTAAACAAACATATAAACAATATAATGGAAATTGGATTTAATTCTGGATTTTCAGCATTATTAATGTTATTAACAAATCCTAATATTTGTATTTCTTGTTTTGATCTAGGAGAGCATAAATATACTATGCCTTGTTATGAAAAATTAAAAGAAACTTTTGGTGATAGAATAAATATAACCATTGGAGATAGTACGATGACACTACAAAATGTTTATAATAATTACGATTTAATACACATAGATGGAGGACATTCTACCGAAGTTGCTACAAGTGATATTATAAATTCATATAGATTATCTAAACAACGAACCATATTAATTATGGATGATTATGATTTTCCAAATTTACACGAATTATGGAATAATTATATAAAGATCTATAACTTGAAAAATTTAAATATAAATATATATAATTCTCATCATCACGATATTAAATATGTATAATATATATGGCAGAATTACAAACAAGAATGGAACAAACTAAGTTATTACAATTTAGTATGAATGATAATGTATTACAACAAAAAATTAGATTAAATTTTCATGTTCCTTTAGGACAAGCAGGTGACTGTGGTGCGAATTCATTATATGCGTTAGATATAATTTCTAGAGAAATTGGAGTAGAATTATCAACTATTCAAAACCAATGTAGAATTAATTCTGAAGTGGGTGTTGGTAATACAACTGAAGTTAGAGTAGATTATTTGTATCCTAGATATTTATTTACTGATATAACTAAAAAATATGTTACAGTAACATTAAATATGTTTGATTTATTACAAATAATAGAGCAATTAGAATTAGGAAAAGGAACTATAATGCTTATGCATAATGTTGATGACTATGGTGTTGGAACTATAGGTCATTATGTAACCGTGTATAAAAATTTAGATGGAGAAATTCAAGTTATAGATTTACAAAGGAATGAACTTGTTCCTTTTGAAACTCTAGGAGAATATTTTACACAACGAAATGCGAATCGTTTTACTATCCCAACTACAAATTTAAAACGAATGCATGAAGAAGAACTTTCTGTATCAAAAAGACGTCTGGTAGAAGGTGGAAAAACAAACAAAAGAAAAACAAACAAAAGAAAAACAAACAAAAGAAAAACAACTAGAAATAAATCTAGAAAAAATAATAACTATAAACGTTGATACATCTTTATTTAATTTATCATAAATTAAATAAAGTATTTATTAAATTTAAAACATTTCATGCCAACATTTCACATCTTCTATACTTAAATATAATTCATTTAATAATGTCAGCATATTATCTAGTTTTGCCTTAGTGTCTAATTTCATCATTTCTTTATAATCAGGAAGTAATTTATCTGCTACAGTTAATGGTTGTTTATTTCGCAATAAATATAAATATTCATCTAGTAAAGGAGATTTTTCCATTGTTTTAATATCTTCCAATTTTTTTCTAATTCTTTCAGGTCCATATTTTATAGTAAGTTCTAACCCTGTTTTTTTTGCGTCATATTTGTTTAATAAATCATAAAATGTTTTATATTTCTTGTTTGCTATTTCTTTTAATTCAAGACGGTTTATAGATGTCATGGGAACTCTGTTGATAAAATCATGAATAAATGCTATGTTGTATTTAATAAAAAAGGCAATTTTTTTAATATATATTTCATCTGAATTATAAAAAAGCTTGTTATACATAGAACGTTGTATTTCATCAAAAGATCTTTGTTCTCGAACAAATAGTCTATGTAAAGTATTTTCAGATATAGGTTCTGTTTGATAATTATCTATCTGATTTGTTTTTAAAAAATGTATATAAAATTTTATTTCATCACTAGTCATTTTAGAAACAAGTTTATCTATTTTTGTTAATTCATCTACTGTTAAATGTTTCATAGGTAATGGTTCAGCCTGTATGGCAGGTAAAGGTTTATTTAATAATTTTACACTTGTAAATGCTTCTAATAAAATTTTGTGAACATTTAAATTCTGATATTCTTTGTATCCTTCAAGAGTTCCCATTTTTGCTTTAGTATTTGTAATAAAATATTGTTGTAATTCATCAGCTATTTGAGTTGTATATCCACGAATTAAATTTTTTAAATAATCCGGATTTTTTTTTGAAATTTCCATACATTGATCTATAATATCTAATGTACTTAATGTTGGATTTAATAAAATAGTTTCCATCATAAACATAACCCACATTTGACAAAACCCTGATTCATTACCATTATTTGGTAATAAATTTTCAATAGTTTGAAATCCTGTTATTTGAATTGTACATAATTCATAAGGAGTTTTAAAAAGAGGGGTATATTCTTTTAATTGAGGACTAATTGTTACTTCAAATAATTTTTTTAATTCTAAATTTAGTTTAAAATCATTGTAATTATCATCTAAAGTTTCTATTCCATGTGGTTCATATCGTTCTATTATTTTTTTAAATGGTCTGTAAATAAGTAAATTTACATGGCTAGTATCACCTTTAGATATTAAAAATAATGGAATAAAAATTAATTCTGTTCCTCGCATAATACAATCGTATAATTGTTCACCTAAATCAGAAGGGCGTTCAAGACGTTTTAATCCGACGGAATAAGTTATAGGAGCCTTGAAAGATAAATAAAATTCTGTAGTATGAATATAACAAGAAGATACATATTTTCGTATTAAATAAGCATAAATAAAACACATGTAGTTACCTGCTTTATAATATGGATCTTTTATTTTTCTACCTATGGATTCAAAATTATCTAATATTTCTTTTAAACTTGTTCCTTTTTTAATATCAGGAAGAGGTAATACTATTTGATTATGCTGTACGACGGCAGGTTCGTCAACTGTAGGAATTAAAACACAATCATTTTTAACTCTTGTAGTGCCATCTGGACATTTTTCACATTTGTTCGAACGTTTATTGAATTTAAAATATTTAGGACATCTATTACCAATGCGATCTAATGTTATTATAGATTGGATAGGTTCCGGAGCTGGTATTGGTACTGGAGGTGGCTTTGGAGCTGGAGCTGGAGCTGGAGCTGGAGCAGGTTTTGGTGAAGGTGGCTTTGGAGCAGGAGCAGGTTTTGGAGCTGGTCTATATAACAAAACTGGAGTTTTTTTAATACATTTGTTTTTAACTCTTTTAGTACCATCTGGACATCGTTCACATTTTCCTGACCGTTTATTGAATTTAAAATATTTGGGGCATCTATTACCAACTCTATCTACAGACAATAAAGCGACTGGAGCAGGTACTTGAACTTGTATTGGTGGAGGCATTTGAACTTGTATTGGCGGAGGCACTGGATCAGGTACTGGAGGAGGAATTATTTGTACACATTTTCTTCTATATTTTTTTGTTCCAGTAGGACATTTTTCACACTTATTTAATTTTTTATTATACTTAAATGATTTTGGACATTTATTGCCAACCCGATTTATAGATATTAAATTTACAGCTGGAACAGGAACAGGAGCTGGAACAGGAGCTGGAACAGGAGCTGGAACAGGAGCTGGAACAGGAGCTGGAACAGGAGCTGGAACAGGAGCTGGAACAGGAGCTGGAACAGGAGCTGGAACAATAGGCACTATAGTTGGAATACACATATTTGTAGGTTTGTGATATTTAAATGATTTTTTACAACGTTTTCCTGTACGAATATAAGGATTCATACTATAACGATATAAAAATTGTTCTTAATTTCTATTTTTCGATGTGTTTTATGTTTTCCACCCGATAACCCATAGATGGTTGATCTCTAACCATATCTGAATTACCATTTAAACAACCGCTATAGTTTCTGATAAAGGTAAAAAATCAGAGTTAAATATAAATATTTCTCAAAAATAAAATTATTTAGATGTAGATAATGTAGCAAGACGGTCTGCTTCTCGATTGCCAATAGAATGTATATCCATTTCTGTTGTATGTGCTGTTACATGTAATAAAGTAATAGAATGTTGTTTTACCAAAGTAAATAGTTCTTTAACTAATTCTACATTAGGAATATCCATTGGCCAATTTTTTTTATTACATTTTTCACCATATGAATTTGCGCATAACATAGTATATTTAGAATCAGTATAAATCGCAATTTTTTTACCATAGTATTCAGGTATAAGTTTAATGGCTTCAATAACAGCAGTTAATTCGGCAACATTATTTGTAAACCGACCTGTAATTAAACGTACACTTCTGTTTCTACAATCATTTTCACCAAAATATATGCCATAACCTGCTATAGCATGTTTTGTTCCATTTTTACTACATGCTCCATCTGTATACACGATAATATCATAAGAAACATCGTATTCATTGGGCCAAGTAGGTCCGTTTTTGGCAAACAGTTCTGCTTCTTCGAATGTTTTGAATTTCTTGTATTTAGGTTTTTTATGAATATGTTGTTTACATTCATCCCATGTAGAAAATATACCTCCTTGAATATTTCCTGTATAAATAGCGTAATAAGGCATTAAAAAATAAAGATAAAATATCATTAAATCAATTTTGTAAATACAATTACCTGTATGATTTATTACGTTCGAGAATACGTGTACTTACATTCGCATGAAATGGTAATTCAACATTTTCTTGTGGATTATGAAACAAAGGTGTTTGCCTGTATTGTTGTAAATCACGAGCATCCCATACTGGATGGGTAGAACGTGGTTGACTTGTAATTTCAGGTGTATGATCAGGGTAAGAAAGAGGAGTTGTAGTCAAATGAAATGTAGGAGGAGTACGAGATAATTTATAGTGAATACCTTTTAGTTCGCTTTCTACTTTGATACGATCTTCATGAAGATTAGCTCCCCACTTTTGAAGAATAATTTGTGGATCATTAATAAAAGGAGGTCGTTCGCCATTACCGGGTTGATTTAAATAATAAAGTCCTTGATCAGTGCTTTGCTGAAGTTTTTTCATAACACTCATAGGGTCATCGTATAATCTAGTGAATGCCATATAATATAAAATAATATTTTAAAATTAAATTACTGTATAAATATATGATAATTGTAAAACAAGTAAATAAAGAAGAACAACAAGTTCTTTCTGTATCCATTCATAATGATGATACGGTTGAAATGGTAAAATATAAATTAAGTAAAGTATTGGATTGTCCGAGAAATGAAATTTATTTATTTGCTCAACAAAAGAGAAGAATGACAATACGTACATTATATGAATCTATGTTAACTAAAACAGATAAAATTACAAAATCAGATGTAGAAAATATATTACATGATTTATCTATAACAAAAGCTGTAGAAAGACAATATAAATCTTACGATGATTTAATGAAATTGATTGATATTGATGTATCCAATGAAATTCCTATATATATTCCGATAGGACATGTATTGCGTGAATGTGCGAATCCATTCAAATGTACTGAAAAATTAGATTTTAATAGTGTTGGATATAAAGTTTTAAATAAAATACCAAACAATTTACAAAAAACATTATTGTTAGATTATTTTCCATGGATAGATAATACATTGTATGTAGTTCAACAAAAATATGTGGATCCTTTATTTCATACTTCTTATTTTTCTTCTTTATCAGAAATGGATACAGAAGATGTTCTTCAACTTACTATAGATCAAAAAGAAGAGTTGTTAGAGTATAAAGAAAATAAAGTAATGAATACATTTATTAAATATATAAAATTTACTATATTACCAACCCATAAAGTAAACATTCAATTAGATTCTATTTTTAATTTGTTACATACGAATGATGTATATCCAATGATACAATATTATAATGGCAAAACAATGATCTATAAATTGTTATCAGAACAACAGGATATTTATTATAACAAAATACCTATGTTACCTAAATCAGTTATATTTCATATGGGAGATAAAGATATTAAAACACCATCCATTACTATTTTTATTGATAATAGAAATGTGATGATTACATTTTATGAAGATGGTTCGGTTACTATACAAATTAAAAAATTAAAACATATTGTAGAGGAAGAATTAAATAATGAAATTAACAAAGTGTTTTTACCTATTTTAAATATAATCAAAGAACCTTTATATCAATCGGGATATACATATCCTTGGTCGGATACAAGTAATTTATTTTTAAGTAATGTAACAAATGTGGTAGTAGATAAATTAGATTACATTGTTCAATTGAATTCGAATATACTAGAAAATAAAAGTAAATTTAATGAAATATCTCCTATGTATGTAAATATAAATGTAAAAGATGATGAACAATTATTGTACATTTATGTATCCGGGTATGATAGAAATAAATTGTATCAACAAGTTGTTCCTTATTTATATAATAAATTAGAATCTAAAAAACAACAAGTAATACAAAAAGTAAAAACTATATTTAATACAAGTGAAGAAGAAGCAAGAATGATAGTAAATACGTATGCTCCATCAGACGATTCAATTGTACATTTGCCTACGATTAATATAGGATTACCAAGTATAATACAAATATCACCTCCTGCTGTTAGTATAGAAAATATAAATAATATACATTATTTATTTTCTATTCGTCATAATGTAAATTGTATTGCTAATTTTCTTAGTAAAAAGACAAAAATAAAAACGAAAGAAAAAACAAAAGAAAAAGAATCAAAAGAAAAACCAAAAGAAAAAGAATCAAAAGAAAAACCAAGAGAAGAAGAATCAAAAGAATCAAAAGAAAAAGAATCAAAAGAAAAACTAAGAGAAGAAAAAGGAGAATCAAAAGAAAAAATAAGAGAAGAAAAAGAAGAATCAAAGGAAGAATCAAAAGAAAAAATAAGAGATGAAGAAAAAGAAAAAGAAGAAGAATCAAAAGAAGAAAAAACAGAAACAGTAGTAATCGATGATTTGGATTTTGCTTTTGGAGGTGGTATTGAAGATTTGGATAAAAATGATGAAGAACAATATTTCTTAAAAAATCCAAATTTTGCTGTAAAACGATTAAAAAGTAAATATAGTCTTGAAATACCGGATGGTGATTATAACAAAAAATGTCTTCGTCAATTTGTTCCTATTTTAATTTCTAAACGAGAATGGGAAAGTGAAAAATATGCTAGTTATCGTGCTCGTTTAAAAGGATTAAAAGATGGTGATAAATATGTATCAAGTCACGACGATCATGTTTTAGTCTGTCCTAAATATTGGTCATTTATAAAAAAGAAAGCTTATTTATCGGAAGAAGATTTTGAAACACCAAGAAAAGGAAATGATATTTATGAGTTTAATAGAAATAGTAAAGAAACAAGATATAAATTAGACGTAGATGGTGAATATTATGAATATCCAAATTACCATCATACAGATTTAACATCTAAACCAGCAAGATTTCCTTATTTTATGAAAGGAAATATACCATGTTGTGCTAAAATTGTTCATATGAAAAAAGAAGAACTAGAACATGATAAACCAAAAGAATTATCTACGAATCAATATATAGTTGGTAAAATAGAGCCAATTCAAACCGAAGAAAGTATTTTTAAATATGGTTTTTTACCGGAACCATTATGTGATTTTTTCGATGTAGATAAAAAAATATTTCGTAAATCAAGTTCAAATCCATATGAGTTATTGCGATGGGGAGTTCCAAATAGTCAATATCGTTGTTTTTTATACACAATGTATACAATTTATAAATTAACTAAGAAAAAAATAGAATTTGCGAATTATTTGAATTTAATGAAAGATGAATTTATGTATGCTCAAAATGGTAATTTAGTACAAAAATACAACTCTTTTGAAGAATTTAAAAAAGAATATCAAACAGTAACACATGAAGATGCGTTAGAATTAGTTACACGTATTCACGGATATTCTATTTTAATTTTTAAAAATAATGATGATAATGTAGAAATTGTATGTCCATTAAATCGAATGAACAAACAAAAACAATGTATACTTTTATATTATTTCGATTATGCGAATTGTTATGAACCAATTATAAAAAAACCTGCGCAACGTCATGATGTTGAATTTGTATTTGATGTACAGGATCCCTTATTGAAGGATGGAATTCAAACTGTATTGAATACATATGAACAATGTAGAGCAACTATTGATTATTCGTTGGAAGATGGGTATACACCAAAACACAATATATTATCAAACATATTGTATGATAAATTGTATGATAAATATTTAAATATACAACAAGTAACTCAATATAATAAATGTATTGGATTTGTAGTAGATGAGTATTACATTCCATGTTATCCAAGTGAAATTATTCGTGATATACAACAAGTAAAAGCACCTCCTGTTCATGCGTTAGATAAAATTATTTCTTTTTTGAAAGAAATTTCGGATACGTTACAAGTGCCGTGTTTAGCTCGTTATAAAGTGATTAATTCTTTTAATAAAATAACAGGTATATTAACTGAAACATTTCATTATGTACCCTGTATTCATCGTAAAAATGATCGTACTATTAAGTTGGAATCTTATTATGGCGATTTTCAACATGAATTTATAGAAGTAACGAAAGAAGAATCCGATATGAAACGCGTTATGAATACACAACATATACAATATGAACAATATGGTTATAATTATTGTAAACAAAGTTTGATGATCGCTTTAAATCAACATATGTTTGTAAATCAACGTAAAAAAATAAAATCAATTGTACAAAATGATGATTCTTATACGGAAAAAATAAGTGAAATTAATAAAATTATTCATGAAGTTTTAGGTATTTTTTTAAAAGATAAAATAGAATGGGTAGACAAAATTACTGATGTTTTTATACAAGATAGTATAGAAAATTGTCCTAATGGATTTTGTAACTTAAAAGATAAACTTTATTTACCCAAAATAAATTTAGTAACCAAAGAATATAATGATTATTATAAAAGGTTAGCAGATGAACTAATACGTAATAAACAAGTAGAATTATTTGTGTTAAAACCTGAAGTACAATTTTTTGTTCCTTACAAAGGACAAGAAAATGAAATTATTTTGGACATAAATATTATTGAAAATTATTTAAGTAATTTAGGTAAGCCATTAAAAACTAAAAAGTATTATGATAACGCGAAAATTAGTCAAATACATTTAATGTTTAATGTCATAAAAGTAGGAACAATACAAATTACGGAATAGATTTTTTTTTAATTTATAATGTTTGTATATGCTATATATCGGAATTGCGATTGTTATTGTATGTATATTAATTACTGTTTATTTATATAGAAAAAGAAAAAGAAATAAAGAAACATCTAAAAATACAACAGTACAAACTATAGATGTATATTATTTTTATACAACATGGTGTCCTTATTGTGTAAAAGCTCGTCCTGAATGGGATAAATTCAAAACGTATTGGAACAATAAAAAAAAGAATGGTTATGTTTTACTTTTTTCAGAAATTGATTGTGATAAAAATGAATCTCTTGCTAGTAAATATGATGTAGAGACATATCCAACTATTAAATTAATTAAAGATGAAAAAATATACGATTATGATGCGAAACCAAAATTAGAAAATTTAAATGTTTTTTTAGATACATGTTTTGAATAAATTGATTAATCTATTCATCATAACGATTGTCTTCTTTTATGTCTTCTCTCCGTTCTTCTCGATAAGCTTTAATAGGATTTTCTCGTTCTTGGTATTCTTTTTGTTTCTGTTTTTCTTTTTGTATTTGTTTTCGCAATCGTCCCCGTTCAAGTAATATTTCACGACATGGTATACAAAGATGGTATGAAAAATAAAGATGATGGTACATTTTATCCGAATTGAATACAGTTTGGCATAAATCGCAAGGTAAAGATATAGTTGCCATGGTAGAATTGTATAGAATTAAAATAAATTTATTCATTTCAATTTTTAATTTAAAAAAAGAAAAATAAAATAAAATATGATACCTTCTTGTTATAATTGTATTTTTTATAAAGAACCAAATTTACTTCATAATGTTCGACGGTTTAATGATATTAGTTATTGTTTAAAACATAAAGATTATGCGGAACGTGTTCGTGAAAATGATAAAAAATGTGGAATTAATGGGAAAGATTTTAATCCTCGGTTTCCTAAAAAATAAAATAAAATTGAATATATTTAAATTATACTTAGTAATTACATTATGTATCTATTTACGATCGAAGGAAATATTGGTTCGGGAAAATCAACTTTTATTGAATTGCTACAAAAAGAATTCAAACATATGAATGGTGTCCCTGTGGTATATATTCCTGAACCAGTAGAAGAGTGGACAACTATCCAATCAAAAGATGGAAAAAACATGATTGAATTGTTTTATGAAGATAAACACAAGTATGCTTTTTCATTTCAAATGATGGCATATATTTCAAGATTGGATTATTTGCGCAAGATGACGGAAGAATATCCTAATTGTATTCTTATTTCAGAGAGATCTTTGTATGCGGATTATTATGTGTTTGCCAAAATGTTATTTGAAGATGGTTATATTTCAAGTGAAAATTATCAAATTTACCAAAAATGGTTTCATACATTTTTAACGGATATAGATGTAACTGGTATTATTTATTTGAAGACACCGGCAACCACATGTATAGAACGATGTGGAAAACGGTCTAGAAAAGGAGAAGAAAACATTCCTTCAGAATATATTATTAATTGCGGGAATAAACACGATGATTGGATTGATAATACAATTATCAATTCACTTGTTATTGAAGATAATACAATACAAGAAGTAGACCAACTAAAAAAGTTTATTAAAGATGAATTAAACTGTTATAAGTTAAGTATTCTTACAGAAGACGATATGGACAATTACATGGAAGATAATTATATATTTCAAATAGCATCTGTTGTATGTGTTATTGTAATTGTATTTGGATATTTAGCCAAAGTAGGTGTTATTTGTTACCGAATAGTAAATTAAATATGTAAATAAGATTTTATATTTTCAACACATGTTTTTGATATTTTTCGTTTTCCGCATAAAAAAGAATCGATACAAGTAGGTGTTTCTCTTAATTTTTTTTCTAGTTGAAAAACAGTTTTATATTCTACCATTAATGCCGATGCGGTTGTTGTGCTAATACCAGGAATTTGAGACAACATAATAACATCAATATTATCAGGTGTAATTTTGTCGCGTTTTTGTTTTTTAACTGTAGAAGTATAATCATTTTCTACATGAGGTTTGTCTTCATCTTTTTGAAGTTTATCAAATAAAATTTGGACAAATTCTGCGGTTTCATCAATATCTGTTGTTCTATATACAGTAAATCCTTTATGATACCATAAACTAATTAAACTAGCAATAAGAGTTTTTTTAGTAAGAGTACAATCTACTAACTGTCCTTCGATAATGTATAAAATGTTATGATTAGATACACAGGATTCATTTAAACGAAACGATTGTTCTTTGTATCTACCATCACAAATGCTAGATACAAGGTCATTTACAGTTTTACGTTCAATGATGATTAATTCTTTATTGTCTTTTTCAATAACTATATCGCCTAAGGGTAAATTAGAAGGTTCTATAGGAATACGTTGTAGCAATGCCTTTTCGCGATAATCAATTGAGAGTTTCATCTTACCTTACTAATGGTCATGTTATTAAGTTACTTTATAAATAATATTATCTTAAGTCAATAAAAATAAAATATATGTTTACTATAATGAATTCAAACAATATAAGAAATTCAGTGCTTTTAGTTTTTGGTGTAGGCGTTTTAAGCGCAGCTGGATATACACTATTTAAAAAAGGTCAACCGAGTGATTATGCGTCAAGCCAAGAATCAAGAGATAGTGTAAGCAATCTTGATTGGTCAGGTAATCCCGATTCTAATAATGATATAGGTAGACAAGGTGGACGATCTAAAAAAAACAAAAATCGTAAAAATAAATCTAAAAAAAGATAATATACTATACTATATTATGAGTAATAATGTAAATGTTGGATTATTATCAATGGGTTCAGTAATGATAGTAGTTGTAATAGCAGCATCTGCTGGTTTAGCAATGTTATATAACCCTGAATCTAATTTACCTAGAAATGATCTATATAATAGAAATGATCCATTCAATTTAAATAATCCTAATCCTCCACAAGGTGGTAGTAAAAAAAATAAAAACCATAAAAATAAATCATATAAAAATCAAAAAAATATATATAAAAATTAATAGCAATTTTCATTACACCATTGGCGGTGTAAGTTCGTTATTTCAAAAATAATATGTAAACTGAATCCAAGTATAAAAAATACAAAAGATTTAGGTATAAAATAACTTAACAAAGTTCCACATAATAAAAAAAGTAAGGATTCATAGCATGAATTGCGAATTATATTTTTATCATTTTCTTTTGAATAATGATAAGATTCACACGCATTTCCATTTTTACAATATAAAGTATGAAATTGTAAAATAGATGCTAAATAGTGTTTTAAAAATCCAACAATAATTAAAATTACATAAAAAGGATATGAATGTAATGGATTACAAAGCATATAAATTATATGAGCGTATAATCCTACGCCAAATGCTTCTAGGATATAATTCATATAATTATACTTTATATTAATGTCTTGTCATCTTTGAATCTTTCAGTCTAAAATATTCCTTATTCTTATTAAATCGATCAATCATGTATTGACTTACAGGAATTCCGTCATATCTTTCTGACTGAGCAGGCGAAGAGAAAAACAAATGACATGCTTCTTTGGGATCATAAGGATCCGGGCGTACTACTACATAAAATCGCTTCACATCTTCTGTGCCTAGACGGTATTTATATACTTCGCCTGTAACCGCATTTATAATAGGCTTATTTAATGCTGTATTGGATTGATAATACAAATCTTTATAATCGGGCTTATCAAAATTTTTATTTTTTTCTTGTTCTGTTGGTTTATCAACATCATAAAATTCGGGGTCATACAATTCATCTGCCCACATACTATATATAGTATATTTTTTTTAAATGAATTAAATAATTAATATATACCTAGAGTATGAGTCATCCTTTACAACATTTTAATACAGAAAAAGTTGATTTAAATAAAGCGTTTGCTAATAATTGGGATAAAAAAAATCCTAGTTTATTTAAACAATCGTGCGATCATTCTAGACAATTACGAGAAGATTATGAGTATCAAAAGAAAACAAATGAACAATATATGAATACATTGGAAACGTTAAAAAAATCACAATCAAAATAATATCTATATATACTATGGCATCGCAAATAGCAGCAATTACTATATTTGTTTCTGTTTTTATTTTAGCTCTATTTACATTAAATTATGTAGATGTTAGAAAATCTAAACAAGAATGGTCGATAGAAAAAATAGTATTGTTTATAGTTTTGGCAGGATTATTAGGATATGGAATAAAGTTAGAATTACAGTAAAATTAGTTGTTAGTTTAGGAATTTATAATGTTTATACATACTATGGGTCAAGATGGTGTTGCTGTTATGCTTGTTGTTGCCGTAATGGTAGGATTAGTTGCTTGGTTTGTAAATGATGGATTATCTAATAAAAATCAAAGAGAGTTTAGACATGTATATTTAGGTGTTCAACTTCTTGTTGTAGTTTTAGCTATAGTTGGTATTGTTTTTATGGTAAAATAAGTTAAAGATTTCGCACGTTATATAGTAATGAAATTCTCACATTTGTTTTTCTTTAATCCATCTTTTATTAAGAATGTAGATAAACCTTTATGTAAAGATTGTAAATATTTCAAATATGATTCTATTTACAATGATTTCAGTTATGGAAAATGTACAAAATTTGGCAAAAAGAATTTAATTGATGGTAAAATTACATTTGAAGATGTTGTTTTAGCACGACATCATGATTGTACGGTAAACGCAACTTATTTTGAAGAAAAAATAAATGATAAAAATTGATATAAAAATAAAGTATATAAACAATATACATGATTATCCCAGTTCGTTGTTTTACTTGTGGAAAACCAATTGCTGATAAATACCGATGGTATTTAGAACGTGTAGCAGAACTAAAAGAACAACGAAGTCAATCTAAGAAAAAAGAAATTCCTGAGTATTTTCAATTGGATTTTACAGAAGAAACACCGGAAGCTCAAGTAATGAATCAATTAGAATTATCTAGACCGTGTTGTAGACGGCATATGCTAACACATGTAGATATTGAATAATTAAATTAATTTATTGGATAGTAACCAAGAATCAAGTTCTCGAATATATTTATTTCGTCCCATTGATTCCATAAACATTCTAGGATTATATGTTTTTTTTGTAAATTCTTGTCGAAACAATTTATAACAAACGGATAAATTAACATTCGCATACATAGTTAAATCATCATAATTATATAGTTTTTTTCTTGTTCGTGAATTAACATTATTATGAAATTGATATAAAAATTGCTTAAAACTATCTTTGGTAGGAAGAGGATGTTTAATTTGTTTCATATATTGGGTAGCATGATTTGCGCAATCAGGACATGGTAACATAGAACATATTATTTTAATATGTCTTAATAAATCTTGTTTAAGTGAATCATATTGAACGGGAGTAATTTTTTCAATCAATGTATGGAAAAAAAACCAGGTTGGATTTCCCCAACTTTTAGACATATGTATAGTAGATACTTTATTTTTCTATTTGAACCAAATAAGATAGAATAGTTGTATTGATTAAATCATCAAAAGGTAATATATCAAATGTGTATTTAATACGAATTATATTTTTAAGAAGATGATAAAATTTTTTATAATCTTCTAACACAGAGTTTATATTATAACATGGTGACCATATAGTATCGTGAGTAATACTATCGCAACAAATACAGCAATCTAATATTTTTATATGATGTTTGTTTACAAACGTGTCGTATTTGGAAAATTGTTGAATAAAATAACTAGTGTAGACTAAATCATTGATCCATAAAATGGGAGGTTTAAAAGGATAATGTGGATGTAAAGTGATAGATACATGAGGAGCAATTCGCATGTTTTCAAACGTTTCATTTTCACAAATAGGAACTAAAAATGTTGACTTTTCTTTTAAAAATCGTTTAGAACGAGTATCCATAATAATATGAATAAATATTACTAAATTTAATCAATTTTAAATGATTTTCTTTTTAAATTTTATGTCAGAAATAAATGAAATGTATTTAGGAAGTAAAAAAACAACTTGTATTACTAAAAAGTTAAATGGATATAAACAACAAGATATCAAAAATAAAATTTATAGTGAATATCATTTTGTAACTACAGATTTAGTATTAGAAAAATTAATTGTTTGTAAAATGAAGTGTTTATATTGTCAACAATCTATGTTATTACATTACAATGCTAAAGATAAATTACAATGGACATTGGATAGGATTGACAACACAATGGGGCATAATAAAGATAATATAGTAATTAGTTGTTTAGAATGTAATTTGAAACGAAGAAATAGATCGGTTGAAAAATATTTATTTACGAAACAATTAAAAATAGTAAAAATATAAATTATAGATATGTCAAAATCTTTTGAAGTTATTAAATTATATAAAATAACAATTACAGAACCAAAAGAAAATTCATTAGATGATTATTATAAACTAAAAAATGTTTACGATGATGTAGTTATGAATCATAAAACAAAACGTAAATGTATCAACTGTAATAAATCTTATATGATTGCTCTTACTTTTGACATTAAAGATAAACATTTAATTAGTACATGTCCTACTTCAGAATGTCCATCTAATATGAATATACCTATAGAAACATGTGTTATGTATGATGAATATTATATGAAAATTAAAAAAAACTATGAAGAAATAGTAGAAACTATATTAAGTATAAAATTTAAAATATTGTTTGGATATATTCATGAAAAAGATAGTGATATAATTCAATTAAAAGAAAAATACAAAGAAGCTTATGAACAATATACAGAATGTATCGAAACTTATAAACAGATCACTTATTTTAATAATAAAGAAATAGAAATATTAGAAGAAAGAAGAGATAAATTGATCAATCAATTTAAATCAACAGATGAATCAGAAACATATAAAGAATTACAAAAAATATTATGTGAAATACGAAAACTAAATTATAAAATTGAACTACCTGATATATCTAATAAAATTATTAATATGCCTTATACATTAGAAGATTTACAAATTTGCGACCAACCAGCGCCCGTCCAATCAACTGGTGACCAACCATCGCCCGTCCAATCAACTGGTGACCAACCATCGCCCGTCCAATCAGCTAAAAAGCCAAAGGCAACTAAAGAGCCAAAGGCAACTAAAGAGCCAAAGGCAGTAAAAGTAGAAAGTAATCCTGTTTTTGTTAAAAAAGAAGACTATGTACAATTTTATTCTGATTCAGCAGATAAAGAAGTAAGAATTTTATCGAATTTAGCGGATATTGAAGTTGAATACAATTCTAAAAAATATCCTACGTTAGAACATGCGTATCAGTTATTAAAATATCAATATAGTGAACCAAAAGATAAAGCAATAAAAGAAGTAGAAAAATTATATGAACTTTCGAAGCAAATGTCAGGTAAAGAAGCAGTTCCTTTAGGAAAACGAAAACAAATGGAAAAACTTGGACTTAAGTTAAATGTTGATGAATGGAATCGAGTAAGTACAGATATTATGCGAGAGCTAGTTCAATATAAAATTGATCATAATGAAAAAGTAAGAGAATTATTGTTAAAAATAAAAAAATCAGGTAAAAAATTGTTACATTTCTCAAGATTTGATATGGAATGGGGTGGTATGATTACACTAGATAAAGAAAGTGGTAAAGAAAAACTAAAAGGAAACAATCTATTAGGAAATATTTATATGGAATTTATGGAAACTATGTAATTTAGTTTAAAAGTTAAAAAGAATAGATGTTATTAATACAATGATATCTATTTTTTTACAAGCAGGTCTTGGTAATCAATTTTTTCAATTATTTACAGCTATAGCGTATGCGATTGAACATGGTGAAAAATTAGTTATTCCTAAGTATAAATGGGATGAAAACAATAGACCACCTTATTGGGATAGTGTTTTTAAACGTATTGTAGGAGCAATTGATGAAAATTTAATGCCTGGATCATTACCACGATTGATGGAACAAGGATTTCATTATACACTTTTACCTAAAAAAACAAATGTTATATTGTATGGATATTTTCAATCGTATAAGTATTTCGATACACATTATGAAGCAATTTATAAAAAACTAAATTTAAAATTTGAACAAGAAATGATCAAAACAAAATATTTAACGATCAAAGAAACTATATCATTACATTTTAGAATAGGTGATTATACAAATGTACAATTTCATTATAAATTATTGAATGATACTTATTATGTAAATGCTATTCAAGAAATTATAAAAAGAACAAATAAATCAGATTGGAATATTATTTATTTTTGTGAAGAAAAGGATAATATTCCAGTCAAACAACGATTACGAAAAATAAAACAAAATTTTCCTGAATTATCTTTTTTTAAAGCATCAGATGAAATGAAAGATTGGGAACAACTGTTACTGATGAGTTGTTCGGATCATAACATTATTGCGAATAGTACATTTAGCTGGTGGGGTGCTTATTTAAATCGAAATCCTGAAAAAGTAATTTGTTATCCTTCGGAATGGTTTGGTGTATTAAATGACGATAAAAAAACAACAGATATGTTTCCACCCTCTTGGATTAAAATTTAAACTAAATTCAGTTAAAATATATTAAAAACATACCAATATAGTTTTTATGTTGCGAGTAAATATGTCTAAAAATCACACACATCGTTTTATGGCTTTATTTCAAGAAAGAGTATATTGGTTTGGCAATCCCAATGAACCATGTTTTTTAGATGGAGTTCATGTCAGTGTACGAGACCGTTATATAGAATCTTGTTTATTAAATCAAACAAAAACAAACAGAATTAAAGAATTAATACCATCTACAGATTTATTTGAATATTACATTTTATGGGGTAATTCGAGAAATGTAGATCATAATATTCGTCATATTCGTGAATTATTATATAACAAATATAAATGGACTTTATAAATTAAAATTTTCATACAATATTTCAAGTTCCAATGTAAAACTAAAATCCATATTGTTCAAATCAATAATATGTCCAAATTTATCCAACACTTTAATATGGAATTTTTTTAATGTAACAGGACCATTATATACTCTAACTTTACATAATGGATTTGTATCATGTATAATCAGGGCAAATTTTTCATCGTTCATTGGAACTTTTGCTAGTATAGATTTATCTAAAAAAGTTTTATAAATGCCAATCATATTTGTGATATTTGTATTGTATTGATAATCTTCAATACTTAAATACACATATCTATCTCCAATCGCATCAAATAATCCTTCTGATATTATACAATTTTGATTTATATAAGAAGCACATCGAAATCCTAAAATCCATCCAGCTTGACGATACAAATTTTCTCCAAAAAATATAGAAAAAGGATGGGTTGAATTAAATATACTATGAAACTGTGAATCTATAGAAAAATTCATGCTATTTAAAGGACACGGTGCTTTGTTAAAAAAAGTAGTTAAATAATCAATTAATGAATCATTAGTATAATTACCATCGGGTATACAAATGTTAAACAATTCTTCTTCTATTTGAATTGTAAAACAATTATTTTGTTGTTTACATGAAAATAAATAACGTGTATTCGGTATTTCAATGGAAGCTAGTCTCATAGAAACTACATGTTTAATTTCATTTGGAAGTATATATTGATAATCAGAAGAAATAGATGGAAGCTGTCTAAAACAACTATGTAAATGTAAGTTTTGAGGTTGTATCATTCGTTTAATTGTATTTAATTTACCAACTGCTATTGGATTTTCAGTTATAGTCATAACAGGATCAAGTTTTAATGGTTTTAATGTATTTATTAAATTGGATGTATCATATATTTCAAAAGAATCTATCTTTTTGATTTTCTCTAGATAATCATTTATACATACATGATTTGTTTGAAGATTGCCTTGATCAATGGATTCAAAAATACATTCTAAAGCTTTAGATGCTTTATAATAAAATAAATAAATAGATTCCGGATAGTTACGTTTAACAAGATCACATTTAGATTTCATTGATTTAATTTGATTTGTAGAATGTCCTTGTAGTTTAAATAATTGTATTAAATCTTCATATTTGTAATTATCAAGATTTAAATCAAAAGACATGACCTAACTATATAATTAAAAAAAATAAATTATACGTTTTATTTCATTATATCTATAATTCCTGTTTATTGTGACGATGCCGGCGTTGACGAGGTGGGCATGGGATAGATAATGGAGTAGGAGGACATATATTAGGCTGATAGGAGACAGGTGGACATGGTTGTGATGACATAATATCTAAAGTTTCTACATTGGTATAATGTTTAGCCAATACATCTATTCTTTCGGGTGTAGGAGTTGTACATGGTTTAACGGTAAATATATCTGACATAGATGGTTTTGAATTATATTTAGAAGCCATTATATCAGTAGAACAATTAGATGATTTTGATGCCATTATATCTGTAGAAGAACAATTAGATGATTTTGTTGCCATTATATCAGTAGAACAATTAGATGATTTTGTTGCCATTATATCAGTAGAACAATTATATGATTTTGATGCCATTATATCAATAGAACAATTAGATGATTTTGCTGCCATTATATCAGTAGAAGAATTATATGATTTTGTTGCCATTATATCAGTAGAAGAATTAGATGATTTTGCTGCCATTATATCAGTAGAAGAATTATATGATTTTGCTGCCATTATATCTGTGATCCCTAAATTGTTTGTGTTAGTTGACATTATATCATTATATAAATGGTTACATTTTGGACAAGATTGTGGTTGTGTAACAGGAAACTGAGATGGTTGAGGACATATAGGTATACAAAATGGATAACAAGGATATGGTGGACCTTGAGGAGGACACTGAGGAGGACACTGTGGAGGAGGACATGGTGGAGGAGGACATGGTGGAGGAGGACATGGTGGAGGAGGACATATTGAGGGACATTGTGATGATTGAAAATTTTTTACATTATAATAATGATTATAAGAAGTATTAGGTGGATTGGTAAGATTAGGACATTCAGAGGATTGAAAACCTTTTATATTATAATAATCATTATAAGAATATTGCGTATTCATATATTATATTATTATTATTAAATTTAAATTATCAGAAGGCACTATTTTATATTGTATGTTACTGGACATTAAATTTGATATAAAAAAATTATATCAAATTATATTAAATTTTATTATTTTTTAACTAAGGACCAGTAGGAGTAGGTGTAACATCATATAAAAATCTAATGCATACATTTTGAATGTTACAATTTTTGTTGCTAAATACAGCAGTAATTACAAATTCATTTGTAGCTATAACGTCGCTTATATCTTGCCATTTTACAGATGAAAGAATTTTAAGCGAAGCTAAATTTAAATTTTTACATTCTTTGTATAACTCAATTCTAGTAATAGGTGTAATTGATGTTTCAGGAATTCCTAAATCTTCAGAGGCAAATTCAATTAATTTGTCTGCTAAATTTAATGTCGTTCCATCATCTAATGTTTGTCCATTAAAATCAACTAATGAAAAATTTGCGACTGTAAGGAGAGGATTCGTATCCGCAGCAAGTAAATTTACTGAAAATGCATCATTTTTAAAGAAGACTTCTTTAAATAATACTTCAGTCATTGTTTTTGTTTGAAGAGTTAATATATGACTTTCACTCATAACACCAATCGTAAATGTATCTTTTCCAAGAACAGCAATATCTAGATATTCAGTAGCCATATATTATCAAAATATATTATTTTTAATTATTTGAAAATAGATTTTATTTCTAAATATGACATTTTTTTTGCTAAACAATCTTTAATTGTATTTAAAAATACATCAACATATTCTTTTGTTTGACCAAAAATTAAATGATAGATTTCATATTCAGGTAACAAAGTAAATTTAGTTTTTATTTGATAACTAAAATCACTTTTATCAGTTGATTTTGTAACAGTCGTTTTAGATAATTCATTACTATAAAATGATTCTGATGTATTCATATTGTATTCTTTTTGATAATTTGTATTTTGATAATTTGTATTTTGATAATTTGGATTTTGATAATTTAGATTTTGATAATTTGTATTTTGATAATTTAGATTTTGATACGATGTATTTTGATAATTTATATTTGATTTAAATTTTCTTTTTCCTGATAATAATACCATTAATAAATTAAAGAGAAATTATAATGAATACGTATGATTATTATAGAAAAATCAAAAGAAACAAATAAACAATATACTACAACAGATCCTATTTTTTTATTTTTACAATTTTATATAGATAAAGATATAACTCATCATAAAGAAATACAATTTGCTCTTCAAAAAAATGTAGAAAATCCGCATATACATTCTATTCTATTATTGAATGAACGCATTTATTCTGATACAGAACTAGGTGTTACAAGTTCAAAAATAAAACAAGTTATCATCAACCAACGTATTACATATAAACATTTTTTAAATTATGATATTGAAACTGTAGGATACAAAGTATTAATTAATGCCGATATATTTTTAGATGAAAGTATAAACCACATAAAAACATCTAATTTACATCTTCCTAAAAATATATTTGCTTTATTAAGATATGAATACAATAACAATAAACCATATTTATTTAGTTCAGTTAACAACCCAAATGGCAGAGGTGACAGTCAAGATACATGGATTATTCATACCAATCAAACATTTTCAAAAAAAGTATTAAATACTTTCAATATCCAATTAGGAATACCTGGATGTGATAACAAAATACTTTATTTATTTAAAATATTAGGATACGATTTATATAATGATCCTTCTTATATTAAAACATATCATTGCCACCAAAATACATCACGTAATTATACGAATGTAATTGATGTGCCTTATTTACATTTGTATCCATATTCTTATATAAAACATCCAATTGAAACTATACCATGTACATTTATATCTTCCAATAATATATTATTTCATTTATTAAATACATCTAAACCTGTATTAATTCCGCGTATTGCCGGTGTTGAAAACAATCTTATGTTAACTACATCAACAACTACAAATCCATTATTACCTGTTATGAAACGCAATGCTGGTATTTATATTACAAACAATGAATCTTTACACCAATATAAACAATGGTATTTATCTGCGTTTGAAAAATCAGATGCTTATGCTATTTGGGAATCATGGGGAAATGTGTATAAATATATAGCCAATTCGCATACAATGATAACGACAACGTATAACAAACCAGTAATATTAGCAACTGCTTTTGATATTTTTCATTACATATATCTTCGACCATGGACGCATGCGTTGGCTGGAAAACGTATTCTTATTATTTCTTCTTTTATAGAAAGTATTCAAAAACAACCACAAGTTTACCCGATTGATTTATTTCCAAATTGTACTTTTGTATATTTAAAACCTCCACAAACTAATGGTGATAATTCATCTCAAGATTGGTTTATCGAATTTAACACTTTTTGTCAACAAATACATGCTATTCAAGACACGTTTGATGTTGCTCTTTGTTCATGCGGCGGATATGGCAATCCAGTGTGTTCTTATATATTTTCATTGAACAAATCTGCTATTTATGTAGGAGGTGTTTTACAAATGTATTTTGGTATTTATGGGACACGGTGGTTAAAAGAACGTAAAGAAGTGATGAATTTGTTCATGACTTCCGACTGGAAAAGACCGGCAAATAATGAAAAACCTCAAAATCATAGTTCTATAGAAAATGGTTGTTATTGGTAAAATATAACATAAATATATGAGATTTACCAATAAAACAGGAAGTAATTTAAATTTTAATTTATACAAAGGAGGCAAAAAAATAAAATCTAGGAAAATGAAAAAGAATAAGAAAGGTGGTAACTGGTTCGTTCCAAAACGTTCTGACAGTGTAAAACATGTTACAAATGAATGTGAAAACACATGTAATAAAGAAGCAGATAAATTATGTAAAAATATATGTAAAACTACTGCGATTGAAAGTGCGAATGAAAATTTTAAAGTAGATTTTAATACTATAATTAAAACACTTGAAAAGGATGTAAATGATTTAAAAAGTGAAAAAAGAAAAATAGAAGAGGAGAATACAATATTAAAAGCAAAATTAGAAGCAAGAATAGAAGCTCAACGGTTTTGGAAATCAAACCAAGATTAATTTATTGAATTCGCAGCAGAATAAGTGTTGTCTTGAGTGTATTTTAAATTTAAATGTGGTGGAGTTGTTGTTTGTACTAAAGGAACAATGTTTTTAACAATAGTTTCTTCTAATGTAACAGGAAATTGATTCATCGATGTAATTGAATATTCATTTGGTATTTCATTGGATACATCATTTAGTATTTTGGATGTTTTATTAGATTGTGTATTTACAACAAGTTCATATCCAGCAATTAAAGCAAATATGCCTAAAATAGGAGATACTGAAAACAAATAAAAGATAGTAGAAAGAATAATAATCATACCAGGAACGCTGCCAACCATGGATTGTACATTAGAATTAACGGATACTCCTCCTAATATAATAACACATAATACAACTAAAATAATGGCATGTAAAATATTCATATATGTATAAAAAGATTATAATTTCAATAGTATAAAAAATATACAGAAATGAATATTAAACGATAATAAAGTATTTGGTTATTTTACCTAAAGTTAACCAAGTAAAAACAAAATAAGATCCTGTTACAAATAATATAAAATTGATTTTAAATAAATACATATGTTTTAACTATATGTATTTAGGTAAAAAAGGACTTACTATTCCTAAAAATTCAATTAGCGAAGTCGAACAACAACAAATTAAAAAACACCTTACTGTTATTCCTAAAAATGTATACCAAGTATTGCCGCCTTTTTATATTTATAGAGAATCACCACAAAAATTATATGTTCCGCGTTTTTATAAAGAAGGAGACATTCCTTTTCAATTATCTGAAGGTATAGATATTGATCTTACTTTTACAGGTCAAATCAGAAAAGAACAAGAAGCTGCTATAGACGCATTTATGGCAGTTAAATGTGGATTGTTACAATTACCTTGTGGATTTGGTAAAACAGTGTTAGCTATTAAACTAATTAGCTTATTGCGCAAAAAAACACTCGTTATTGTCCATAAAGAATTTTTAATGGAACAATGGATTGAACGAATTCAACAATTTTTACCTACTGCTCGGATTGGAAAAATTCAAGGAACACTTATTGATATTCAAAATAAAGATATTGTATTGGGTATGCTTCAATCTTTATCCATGAAAGAATACCCATCTAAAATTTTTGATGAATTTGGATTTACAATTATTGATGAAACACATCATATGGGAGCAGAAGTATTTAGTAAAGCATTGTTTCAAATTGTAACTCCTTATATGCTTGGATTGTCAGCTACTATGGAACGAAAAGATGGCATGACTAAAATATTTAAAATGTTTTTAGGAGAAGTTTTATATTCTGCTCAACGAGAACAAGTAGACAATATAGTAGTACAAATGATTAAATATAAATCTACCGATCCTGAATTTAATGAAACTATCTTAAATTTTAAAGGACAAGCCAATTATTCTAGTATGATCAAAAAGGTATGCGAATTTAATCATCGGACTGATTTTATATTGTCTGTTCTTACACATTTACTTACAGATAAAAAAAGACAAATCATGATTTTAGCACATAATAAATCAGTATTGAAATATTTATATGATGCTATCCAACACAGAAATTTAGCAACAGTTGGTTATTATATTGGAGGAATGATTTCGTCTGATTTAAAAGAAACAGAATCCAAACAAGTAGTTATTGCTACATATGCGATGGCAGAAGAAGCACTTGATATTAAATCTTTGAACACTCTTATTATGGCATCTCCAAAAACAGATGTAACACAAGCAGTTGGCCGTATTTTAAGAGAAAAACACGGTCAGCCTATTATTGTAGATATTGTAGATTCACATGAAACTTTTCTGCGACAATGGGCCAAACGTAAAAAATATTATACATCTCAACATTATAGTATTGTTCAATCTTCTAATCTAATCTATCCTAACTTTGAAGCTATAAAAGAAAAAAAATTCAAATGTTTACTATAAACTATATTTCATTATCTATTCTATGTTTTTTCATAAAATAGATATAAAATATAGTTTTAATTGTATGATTCAAAAACTTAAATCATACTATCAAATTAATTGCTAAACAATATATTTCTAAGTTCATTCATGCTGCCACGATAAGGTTTATATGTATTGTTTACGCTCTGACTATGGCTATTTGAAAAGAACATTACAATAAATGAATGTATAGCTAATATAACAGCTAACCCAATAGCTAAAATATAAGATGACATAAATATAATAGATTCGGTATTCATATTTTAATTATAGATAATTAAAATGGACGTTGTCCTTGTAAATAAGGAGGTAAAACTGGAATGTATAATTTTGGCGTTTCATAAAAAGAAATATTTTCCATTTGTTTCAAGTTAGGAACAACTCGAGGAAGAGGATTAACAAAATTATTGGCGCTAATTCCATATAAATAGTTTTCGATGTCTACAGCATTTGTTGCTAAATGATTGGTCGGAACATGTTGAACATTAATACCATGACATGGATAAGCTGGTCTAGGATTTTCAAATTTGTATGAATTCATGAACCAATCTTCCTGTTTCTGAAGTTGTCGTTGCTGATCGCAATAATTTCCATAGGTATTTTTATTTCTAGTACTTGCCATAGTATATACTACAAAATAAATTTGGCATATATAATTAAAATAAACAAACCAATTGGCAAAAATAATGGTTCGTAATAGTTTAAATAGGTCCAGGACATAACAAAAATTACAGGCATCATGGTATGATTTGGAATCATTGAATAACAATCGGATGTTCTAAAGTATATCCATAATCCAGCGCACACTACAGATATCATAATTTTTATTCGATATGGAATATTGTTGAAAATCATACTATTCATAAATATTTTTAATAGACCTTTTTTCAATTAAAACGCTTTTAAATAAAATAATATAATATATGATTTGTAATTTGAATAACGTAAATGATATTATTAAAAGTGAAGGGTTAGATGTATTAGTAATTTCTTATGGAGGTTGTTGTACTAATACATTAGTTAATTATTTAGAAAAAAATAATTTTAAATGTAACACAGAAATATGGGACAAAATATTATGTCATTGTCCTGAATATATAGAATGTGATATACCAATTATTTATGTTTATGATAATCCTATAAAATCATTTTTATCAATGAAAAATAGAGGAAAAGGAATTTGGGGTATAAATCAACAAAAAATGAGTAATGATATAAATGTAGTTTTGTCAGATAAAAATTTAATTGAACTTATGATTAATCAATTTAATAATTGGACAAATATAAAAAGATCTAATGTATGTGTAATTAAAAGTTGTGAATTATTTGAAAATAATATAGTAGATAAATTAGAATTTTTTCTTAAAAAAAAAATATATCATTTTCCAATACCATATAAAATTCCTAAAACTAATATTGAAAATATTGAAAATATTGAAAGTATTGAAAATATTGAATTATTTGAAAAATATAAATTAGAAATAGATAGAATTAATAATTTTGTTATTTAATAGGTTTTAATTGTGAAAAAGGTGTAATACACTAATAAGTTTATTATATTCATCTTTTGTATCTTGTTGTAATATAATTTTTTTCATTAGTTCATGTGTATAATTAAAAAAATCATAACTAAATAATAACATAAACAACATTTCAGTATCTTGATATACAAATTCGACATGATTTAAAATAGGTGTAAAATCATAAGAAATAGTTTTGTATAAATGATCAACATGTTTTGTTAATTCATCTGAAAAAGTAATCATATCGAACGCTTGTAATAATTCTTTTTGATATGTTTTATTTGACATTTCTTCATCTTGTATAGTAGTATAAGTACATGAAAAATTCGTATTATACATATTAAAATTATATGTATAATATTTAATATAAAGTTTAATATTTATATCTAGATTGGCGTTTTAATTTTTTAGATTGGCGTTTTAATTTTTTAGATTGACGTCTTGATTTGCGTCTACCTCCTGTTACTGGCAATTCTTGTACCCGAGGTAATAAATCTCCTAATTCATTCTTTAATTTTTCTACAATTTCTAATGAATAATCAGTTCTGTCATTAAAATGATTAATAAAAGTTGAATAAAAATGTTTTGCTAGATCTATATTTCCTTCTTCATAATTTTCACGAATACGACGAGCAGTAGTTTTTATAAGGTCGTGAAATTGTGGCGTTAAAACTGATTGGTCTGGCATATAATATAAAAAGAAATTATTTTTTAGCATAATCTCTTGACATTTCACGAGAAGGAACGCCACCTCTTACCCAGCCATTAGACGCAACACCTTCTACTAAATAAGTTGGATTTGTTACTGTTTCTTGAATCGCAGGTAATAATGGATAATTAGTAAGAGGCATGTAACTTATTTCGGACATGGTATTCACACTTTTCTTATTATTAGAAAATGTATCCGTTTGTTGTAATTTAGATTCTAAATCCGGATTAAAAGGGCCTTTTCCTAAATAAGGAACAGTTAAAAAAGTTCGTTGAAAAAGAGAAATTCGAGATTTTGGATGTGTTTGTAAAGAACCCAACATTAAATCAGAATTTTGATCAATATTACAACCGCCTAAATCACATTGATTGCCTGAACCTCCAGGCGCAGAATAATTTACATTCATTTGGCTAGTAGCAAATTCTATAGGTTGTTTCATATTACAGTTGTTCAAATAATGATTCTGAAGCATATAGTCAGAATAAGATTTGTTAAATAAATTATCTTGAGTTAACCCACCTTCATCTTCGCCTATACGTGTTGATTTCAAAAACTCCATATAACTTATAAATATAATTTTTATTTGTATTTTTTCTTTTAAATTCATGTAAATTATTTACAATTGTACAGTAAATGTATCATAATGTCTTGTATCAAATTCTTTATCTAATTCATCTACATATTCCATTAATGTTTGGTATTCTTTTTTGTTTGTTTTTGTCATTGGATTTAATTCAGGATCATTCATTAAAGGATCTGTTTCTTTAATTACGTTTATAGATTCAATAGCTCCTCCTTTCTTTTGTGATTTATTCTTTTTATTCTGTTTATTTGTCTTTCTTCTTTTTGGTTTAGTTAATTTTCCACCTGTAGGCATAATAACTGCTATTGTACTTATTCCATAAAAAGCACTATCTGCCATATAAGCTCCAAATGCCCTAAAAGTTCTACGTCTATTTTTTTGTACATCAAATGTATTTACATCAAATGTTCTATCTCCTTTATTTATAAATTCAAGTAAAATAATATGACCCATACCCGTTTCTTTATTAATAATTTCTTTAATTATCATATACGCAAATGGAAAATCATGTACAGTTGGATGATTTCTAAAAGCAGGACGAATTAATTGCTCTATCATAACATCATTTATTTCTTGAGCATTACGTTGACCTGCCCGAGCAAATTTATAATACAATCTCTGTAAAGGAGGCATAGTCGCTGGCATACGTGGTTGTATTACATCCATCATGGTAAACATAGGTAAACCAGGATTAGATATTCCTGCTGTATGGTCAGCAGCAATTTTATCTACTTCTGTCTGAGCTTCATCTTTTGTTACATAACCTAATATCCATAAACAATTCCATCCACAACCATACATACTACCTTGTGCTGCTATACCATCGATATTTTCAGGACGTTGTCTAAGTTCATAACAATCATGTTGAGTTAAAGTTAGTAAGGGAACAGTTGTCATATATAATAATAATATTAATATTTTACTAGAAATGGTTTTATATATTTTTTGATTCTAAAAGATTAAAATAAGTATCTTCTTGTTCTATTGCCTTTTCTAATTTCATTACATCTTTTTTATTTAGTCCAATCATTTCAGGATCAGCGTTTCTAACATCTTTTGTATCGTAAATTTTAAATAAAGATTTTCCTCCATGTTTCTTATTTTTTCGATAAATTGTTTTTCTTTTCTTCTTTTTTCGTTTCTTTGTACCGCCTAAATGTTTTCTATCATCTTTCGTTTCAACGCCTATTACAGCCATTGAATTATAAATACGGCCATACTGACTACATAAATAATCTATATATTCATGTAAAGGAGTATATCTATTTTTTTGAACGTCAAAACAAGTAATAATATAATTTTCTGTATCTTTTTTTAATTCGATTAAAATTGTATGACCTAAACCTGTATCTTCTTCAATAAGGAATTTAACTATTATATATAAATAAGGAGATCCTATAGCAGAAGCATTAGCTCTACTATGAAGAGCATCTTCTATAAACTGTTGAAATAGTGGTTCCATATTTTCTCTACTTCTTAGTTCAGGTCGTGGAAATAATGTATTTATAGTTACTATCGGTTCTTCTTTTAACACAGGATCAACCGTTTGTATTACATGTATGATAGTACTTACTTGTAATCCTGAAAATCCTTCTTCATCCATTTCGTTATTTTCTACTAGTTCAACTACTTTTTGTTGTGCTTCTTCTAAAGAAATATATCCTAATATCCATAATATATTCCATCCACAACCCATTTGACTATCTTTATGTTTTATAGGAAGAGGATGTTCTCTTTCTTTTTTTTCTAGAAGATTTTCTCTAGAAAAAAGCAATGCTCCATGAAATGTATCAACTGCCATTATATATTTATATAAAATTATATAACACTTTAAGATCTGATAATGTATTGTAATATTGATTTATTTGTTCTCTTTTTACATCTTGTCTTGCTCTTATATCTTGTATATCGGCTTCTGTAATAACATATCCAATTGGTATCGTTTCTGCTTGACTAAGTTGTCGGTCTAATTCTTTTAATTGATAGTTTAATAAATTTATATTTTCTTGAGTATAAGCTATTTTACGATGTATGTCGGTATCCATTATATAAATAGTTTATAAAATTAATTCATAACAGAACCTAATCGTGTATTATGTCTTGCTAAAGCAACTGGATCGCCTTCTTTAGCTGAAATCATATCTCCATAACAAAATTTACTAAATTCTTCTTGATTATTCGGAACAGTTGTATTCGGCATAGTATAAAAATTGCGCATAGAATATTCTAAATCAAGTTCATTATGTAATCCTTGAAATATTCTTGGATCTATATTTTTGGATATTTGTTGTTTTACTTTATCATTAATTTTTTTTTCTGTTTCAGGCAAAAATGATTTTAAAGCAGATTTACGATTTGGATTACCATTTAATTCAGGAAGAAGTACATTCATTAATGGATTTTTATCCGTTGGATTGGTATGTTTAGACAAGTTTTGTTTTTCAAAATTTTCTTTGGATTCAGAGTTCAAATTAAAATAAACAACAATACATACTAAAGTAAGAACACTTACCCATATAAAATTAAAATTTCGAGTAAATATAAACCCTACAAGACACAATACGATAACAAGACGAGTAATAGCATTTAATTTATCATTCATGTTCATATCTGAAGTTGGCCAAAATACTAGATTATTTTGATTCATTAATATGGTCGGATCGTTCATCCAAAACGGTGTCATGTATATTCTTTTTATTTTTTTTCTTTTTCTTTTTCTTTTTAGATTCTGTAGAATCTACTTTAACTTCTAGATCTACTTTAGATTCTACTTTAGATTCTACTTTAGATTCTACTTTAGCGTCTTGTTTCTTTTTCAATTTAGATTGTAATCGCTCTTTTGTTTTCGTTTGGTTTAATTTACTATTCATTTGAGAAGCCATCGCATTTAAATCCATCTTTCCTCCAAATTTGTTAAACATCTGTTCAAAGTGTTTCATACCTGGCATAGATTTCATTTTACCTAACATTTCCATGGCTTCTTCCATAAGTTCACTTTCTTTTAAATCACCTGATTTGATCTTTTTATCAATTTTATCACCAATGTTATGCATTAACCCTACCATTTGGGTAGGATTAGAAAACATATTTTTAAAAACAGTATCTGCTGTAGCAGGATCATTAATATCGCCTATAGATTCTTCTGCTATTTCTTTTGCCAAAGATCCAATTTTTCCTGTCATTAAATCATTCAATTGATCTTTCATATCATCTGTGTTTGGCATGGTATCGCTGTCAAAAAAATCATGAATATCTTTCATTGTATCATTTAATTTTTCTTTCATTTCATCTAAATTAATATTTTCAAATAGTTTGGAATGATCTTCTTTACCTCCTAAAATCATCAATAAAATAAGTTTTAAATATTTCCAAATAACATTTTTTGTTTTCTCTGTAATGTTTTCATTCCATAACAATTTAAAATCAATACCAGGTAACAAAAATCTAGATTCATTAAATAATTCTGATTTTTCATATAAAATATCAAAAAAACGTAATGGAAATTCTTTCATAATGTATTCATAGACACGTGTATAATTTTGTAAAAGAGAAGGAGGAAGCTTTTCCACTTCCACACATTCATTCAAGTAGATACTTTTAAGATCTACATCTAAAGAAGCTTCTAATTCAGGAAATGTATTTAAAATATCACGGATAAAATCTTTGATTACCTTGTAAAAATTAGGTGGAATCATGTTAGTTGTAAATAATATCATTTTAAATTATAATTGGATTTATATTTCCAATGTATTTATAGTGAATTTATGTTACCGGAAAATGTATTATATTTACTTAATTCTACGTTAATGCCAATAACATTTAATGGGATATTACGAGATTTAAAGACGTTATTTTGGCACCATTCATTATCTTTTTTTATATTTACCTTATTAAATGCTCCTATATTTACTATATTAGAATGAAATAAAAAGAGTTGATCATCTAACACAATGTTATGTTCATATTTATCATATTTATATGCTTTTATGTAATTCCATAATCCTTTTCCTCCCACACTCATTCCATTTATAATTGTTCTTGGACCATAATATTCTCTTGCTCTCGCATTAATAGCATGTTCTGAAAGTATATTTAAATTTATTGGTTCTATTAATCTAATATCAGGTCTAATTTTCATAAACCAAGTATAATTCAAATATGATTTATAATCCGTAATAAAATCACAAATTTTGTTGAATTGCGATTTTGTATTTATGATTTTATAATGAAAAGATAAAATAGATTCATAATGATGAAAATCATTTTGGTTTGAAATACCACAATAATGTACTTCTATGTTTAATAATTTCATATAATCATATAAAATTTTTATGTTATTTATCCATTTTATATTCATTTCATGAGAACAAAGGATAACTAATAATTTTATCATAAAATATATACATTTAAATAATTAAATGTATAATTTATAATGTTAAAAGTAAGATTTTCAGAAAAACAAAAACAATTAATTGTTTCTAAAGAAGATCAGAAAAATTATTTTGAACTTTTAGATACACAAGCTATTGAAATATTTTTGTCCGATAAAAATACATATCAAATTGTAGATGAGAGTGAACCTGCTGATATTTGTATTGTAGGGATACAACATACGGATAATTCGTTGTTGCGTATGAATGAACTTAACATTTTTTTATCGGTTGAAAACTTTTCTGTTGGAAGAACACATTATCAACATTGGAATAAATTTGGTAGAAATTCAAATTCGTTTATACATAGTTATATTTATAATGATATTGCGCATCCATTGCCTTCCATGACACCTGCTGTTTATTGTAGAGTCCGGTATTTTAATAAAATATATCCGAACTATCAATCTATACGAGTTCCATTTGAATATAAAAAATTTTGTTTGTTTACATCTCGAAATGGTTTAAATCCAAACAAAAAAACAGTATTGAATCAATTATCTCAAATAGGCGAAATTGATTTTTTAGATAAATATCCCATAATACAAAATAAAACATGTTATAATTCAATTGAATTAGTACAACTTTATTCCCAATACAAATTTATAATATGTTTTGAAAATTCAAAAACAGATGGATATGTTACTGAAAAAATATTCAATGTATTTTTAGCAGGATCTATACCTATTTATGATGGCGCGCCTAATGTTACCGATTATATTTTACCTGGATCCTTTATTCAATACGATCATACTATTAGTAGAAAAATTCAGTTTTTAATGAATAACAAAACATTATATAATGAAATTATATCTAAAGAAAAAACAAAAGTGTTAACCTTTTAATTTATTTTCAAAAATTATTGATATAATTCGCTTAATTTACAAAGATTTTGAATATATTTCAAAGACATTTGAATATTTTCAGAAGACATGTCTCGAATTACTTTTCGCAAATCATGGATAGCATTTTCAATAGTATCATTGTAATGACTAGAAATATCTTGTTTATAATCTTTGTTTAAAAAATAATCAATATCACCCGCATATATTTTGTCTTTGTATACATTTGTAATATGTTTTTTCCAAACTTGAATAAGTAATTTAGGATTACTTTGTTTAATTGTTTCAAAATATAATTTACATTTTATAAAACGCGCATCAGCATTGTAGGTATTGGCTATATCTTGTAAACATTCATCTAATTGTTTGATAAATGTATTTAAAATAAGAGTATTGTTCATTATATCTATTTGTTTATACTATTTTTAAATCTGTTTTTTCTTTTTGTTCTTTTTCTTTTTCTTTTTCTTTTTCTTTTTCTTTTTCTTTCTCTTTCTCTTTCTTATTCTTTCTTGATTTTTTACCAGCAACTTGTAAACTAGTAGCAGTACGGCCAATATGACGAGTATCACGTGGTGTATAATTTCTTTTTGAAAACATAGACCCACATGATGTATCTATAATTAATGGAAATTTATAACCTTTACTAGCTAAATATCGTAATAATTCTGTTCTTGTAATATATATATGTCCTCTAAATAGTTTCGCATCTCTTAAATGTCTTACTTCTCTAGCAATAGTTTGAAATATAGTACTGTCATCTGACGCAGTTAATGGAGTACCTGGTTTACTAAATAAAACACTAATAGATAAGGATTCATCTAGTACATACCTACGTTCTACATATTTATCAGCAACATACCAGCCTGTATCGTGTATATAATCTAAATAACTATCGCCGAATTTTTTTAATTTTGTTTTTAATTCTTTTCTACCAATACTATCTATTTTTGATTTTTTTTTCATTCTTAAAAAATGTTGTAAATTTTCAACACTAAATTGTCCTCTCATTAATGATGTTCTAACTTCTTTATTAAGTACATCGTACATTTCTTTATCATTTTGAGCATTTACAACACCAGAACGTGCTGCTACTAAAAATTTTACAGGCATACCTGCGGTTTCTTCAGGAATTAAAACAGGACAAGTACCACCTGCGTCATCTAAACATGCCGCTCCACTAGAAGCTGCTTTTGATTGTGATAAAACAGCTCCATGTGTAAATACAGCTATAATAATATCATAATCTTCAAGTGAAGGTGGAAAAGGTTCTTTATTAAAAAATTTTATTTCTATTTCTATTTCATCTAATGCGCGTTGTAAATAACCAGAATCACATCGTTTTAATTCATCTAGATTATTAATATGTAATCTGTTTCCGGATAAAGAAAGTTCCATCGGTATAAATTCTGATAATGTATGATAAGAATCCCATAATTTAAACATAGTAAAAATTTTATATTCATCTGTTTCTTCATATTCTTTAATAATAGAATAAAAACTATTACCTATTTGTTTTAACATATCATTAAATTCTGGTGGAAAATCAGAACATTGTGGTATAAAAAATTGTTTTCGATTTGGATCAAACATCATTGGAATAAATTCTCCATATTCAGGTTTCCATAATGGTCTAACACGTTGTTCCCATGTTTTTAAAATAGCATCTTTATATCTTTTACCTGAAGTTGTTGTAACTGTATTTTTATCTATATATACAAGTTCTGACGTTTTTTCATATTGTAATACACTTTCTAATTCAGCCGCAGTGCTAATAGTTTCAGGAATTAATGAGCGCCATTCATCTGATGTTAATTTATCATGTTCAATTTCTTCTCTACTTTCGCATGGTACAAAAGTTTCTGAAGCAGATCTAGAAGTTAGTTCAGCCATATAATGTATACATATATAATTTATTCATCTTCTTTACGTTCTAAAAAATAATTCATGATATCGTGTTGAAATTCTAAACTAAAATGTTTAGTCGGTATTAAAATGCCGTTGGAATCATACTCTATATGAAGTAAAGGTGAAAATTTATGTTTCATCAATATTTGCCATCGTTCTGTATATTGTCTATTTTTTTTTGTACCATGAAAATAATGTCGAATTACTCCAGGAACATATCCTAATCGAAGTGATTTCATGTTTTCTTGACAATCTAGCATACTTTGTTTGTAATCTTTATGATAATCGTAATTAATAAATGTATGTATTTTGTTGATAATAGATAAAGCCATTACATTATCACCCGATCCTAAAACACCTTTATCGTATAATCCACCTATTTTTTCATACGCTTTTCGAGTAATTGCCCACGCATAACCTGGATGCCAATAATCTAACCCTTTGGTAGAATATTTTTTATTTTTTGAAAAATTGTATCCAAAACTAGAAAAATTATTTAATGTTGTTTCGTCTTTATCCATATCCACACAATGACTAAACAATTGAACAATATCTTTGGATCCATTTAATATTTTTAATGTATCTAAAGCCCATGTATTATTTTCAAATTCAATATCAGCATCAATCCACGCAAAAGCTTTATATTTTTTGGGTAACATCTGAACTCCTAAATTTATCATATTTTCTTTGTGCCATATAGGAACATCACAATGAAGTTGTAAATGACGTTTGTGATTTGGTTGAGTAACTATATATTTTTGTTTTTTATAAATCATTTCAACTATGTATACTTGAATATGTTCATCCTCTTCTAAACGTTTTATAAATTCATTAAATAATTTATATCGAGTAGCATATAAACATGGATTGGAAATAACTACAATAACATGTAATTTATTTTCAATTGGGTCGTTATTTTGTATAGCATATTTTATATCATTCCTTTTATAATTAATACAATCAATTTCAATACCGTTAATAACTGTCATATAAATTAATCTATATTTAATTTATATTAATTACACACATTAAAATATTCAGTTACTTTTTGTAATTCATGTGGTTGTTCACTGTATCTAGTTCGATCTTGTGGTAAAGTGAATATTTTTACATGAGGTGGTATAATAACTGGAACACGATTGTTGTTTACTACTTTACACACAATTAAGTCACTATGTACCCATACTTCATTTTCAGGATAGCCTTTAATTTTATACCATAATTGTTTATCCATCAACATAATATCACCTGATTTCCTCGCAATTTCGTAAAGAGTCCATTTGGAAGGATCTTTTAAATTTGGATTCAGACAAACTTCTTCTTTACCTTGTAGTTCATATTCAATAAATCTATAAAAAATAGAAGGTTTTATTGATGGTAAAAAAGTAAAAAAAGTAGAATCAAATGTAATGTCGCAATTAGTAACACATAAAAAATCATATTTAGCAGAATAAATACCTATATTTTTAGTAAACGCTTCAATCATATTATAATTATGTGGATTTGGATAAACAGCATTGTATTCAACATGGATTACATGTTTTTCTTTCAAATATTCAGGAGTAAAACATTGAGAAACAAATTTTGTATTTTTTAAATTGATATCTTCTACTACAATAATTTCATAAGGAACACTACATTGTGAAGCAATACTTTCAATATAGTCTCGAAGACGTTCATCATAATGTTCATATCCAAACATTAATTTAATACATGTTATAAATGAAATCATACTATAACTTAAGTTTGATTTATTTACGAGTTAAACGAAATAATATATAAACACCTAAACAAAATAAAGTTACATGATGTAACTGTAAAATATAATCAGTTGGATGATCATATTGAGTTGTCATTCCTTGTTTTTTATTCTTTTTATTTTTGTTATCTTTATTGTTATTTTTATTGTTATTTTTGTTTTTATTGTTGTTTTTGTTTTTATTGTTATTATTGTTATTTTTGTTATTATTTTTATTTTTATTCTTATTCTTATGTCCTTCATTTATATCACATTTTTCATTAGTTATAGGATTCATATTACTAGAAAACCAACAAGGATTATATTCTGCTATATCAGAATTACATACATATTGACTATCTTCAGATACATTATTAGATATGTCACGTATAGGCATTTTAATTTTTTGACATGTCATTTCTTTATTAAAAGCAGTAAAAAGTTTAAATGGATTAATATAAGAAGCATTTCCTAAAATACCAGGAACAAGACCTTCAAAACTAGTCATGTTTTCTCCCATGGCAGAAGAAATAAATGGTATGTGACCATCAGGTATGTTATTAATATAAACAAATCTAGATTGTTCTGCTCCATTTGTATCTGTACATTTTCCTCCTGTATCCATAAAATATTTATTTCCTAATGGACCACTTACTGTTTGTGCTTTTGTGTTTCCGGATACTAATACTTGAACATAAGAAGCTAATGCTTTTACATTTTTACTAAGAGCATTTGCTTTAGGAGAGGATCCTAATTTACTGGGTGATTTTATATAAGCAGCATAAGGATATGTATCGGATGACATATTATAGCAAAGTATTATTCTAAATTTTCTTGTAATTTAAATATTTGATCGGATACAATGTTTATATCACTTTGAATGACATCTAAACTTTCTTCGCTAATAGTTACACTGTTTATTTTTTTATGTAAGCTTAAGATCTCTCCTTGTTGAACTTCAACCATATCTTGAGGGTTTTCCATACTTTCATATGTTTTTGAATGATTCAAAAGAAGAATTCCAATCAATAACCCAAAACATATGATTATCCACATAATCAATAAACATATTATTTTGTTTTAAATACTTGATCCGTTAATGAAGATAATTGTGTTGTATTTGCGTTATTCGAATTTTCAATTTGTTTCACTTTATCTTGTAATTTAAGTAGTTTAGTTACATCTTTCTGAAGAGAGTCTATATTTATTTTATTTTGACTTGCGATACTTTTACAACTAGTTTCATCATAAGGTTCAGGTAAGGTAGCACCTTCTCGTATGGGATAATAATGTAAATAAATAATACCTATAAACATTGCTAAAATAAAAACTAATATAAAATCAATAAACATAGTATGATATTATATTTTTTTAATGTATAAATATATGTACAAACAATTAATTTATAGTTATAAAGTTGAAAAAAATAAACCCGAACCACTTACTTCTAATTCATATCCATCTTGTCGTCCTCTTAAACATTATAGAAAACAAGGAGTTCAATCTTCTCTTCCTGTAAATTCAACTTGTAATTCAAATTGTTCGCCTGTTACTATAGGATTACCTTATGGATTACTTGGTAAAAACGAAAATGGTGAAAGCAAAATGTGTTGTGAAAACACACAAGGTCCAGTAGGTTCTGTTCATGGAAATGTTATTAGTTTTAGTGGAAATGCTAAATTAAGAAGTTCTGTTCAACCTAACTTGAAGACAAAACCATATTATACGGAATCCAATTCTTATTTAAAAAGTAGAGGTAATACATTTCACGCGAAGTCAACTTTTTCATTTGAAGGTTCAGATGGATCTAGTTACAATGAAACAACACAAACTATTTGCCCGCAACCAGTTAAAACTATTTATAAACCAAACAACAGAAATTTTTCGACACAAGGAGCAGTATCATCGGATACAAGATTACATAAATTAAAACATGATACTATTGTTAAAAACAATGCTTCTTTTACAGAAGTATTTAAAACAAAAATAAGTTATCAAGAAAATCCAATCTTCTTTGAAAAAAATAAAATAAACATATGTTCAAATACGTGTGGTATTTGAAAAAAATATTATATACATTAAGCTATTCGTGTTGTAAATAAAACCCAGTACTTTGATATGAAATTGATGTCGTATATCTCCAATATATTGGTCGCAATGTATTGTTAATATTTACATAAACACCAAATAACGCAGATACTTTATATCCCTTCTCCACCGTTATGACAAATGCTATATTATTTTATAAAACATGTATTTAATGAAGTTTGAACACTAGTTTGACTATTACATATCAATTTTACATTATATGTAATTAACCATACACATAGATATACTTGTAGATTTCCTAATATGTTTACTTAAAGTGAGGGACTAATAACAGTAGTTCCAGCTCCATAAGGTCTATTAAACTACATAATTTAATTTAACACATTGTTCCATTTGATGTATACGTATATAAAGGTCTTATAGGATAATATATAACTATTTGTAGTATTATTACCTAATCGGGTTCTGTTATTTACATTAACAATACATTCATTGTTAATCTAAATATTGTTTGATCCATAATTTAGTTAAGTTCCGCATTTATATCCATCATTTCTCTCTAGTGAATTTATAGACACACTATGTTAAAATATTAAATTAGAAGAAACATAATGTCCATATATAACTTTGTTCCTGAAAAGAATATTTTTAAAAATTATTATTTATAATTATTAAATTATTTACGTTTGACCAATTAGATGTTATGTCATTGTTTGTTAATGCTTGTTCTGATGTACATGAATTGATTTTGTTTGTAAATTACCTTGTATATTAATCATTTGAGTACTACAACTTATAGTTCTTCATGATGTAGAAGTGTTTGAACTTAATGATAATACTGAATATCATTTATGTTAGCACAGTTTATAATACTTTCACTTTCTACACCGAAAGAAGATATATAAGGACTTTGACATGTTAGTATAATGTATGATCCAATGTATGTTAATAAGCAATTGTTGCTCTTGTCTCTCTATTAATTTGAAGTTTTCTTTGAAAATTTGTTGTGTATCCACTTTTTCCAATAGTATTTGTCGTCTAAATGGCTTCATTCAAGGTAACTTCTTGTTTATATGTATAATTGTCTAACCAACTATTGTTCGTATGTATTTTTTGTTTTATACACTAATAATGTTTGTATGATTTCAAAAGCTAAATAAAATCCAAAAGAATTGAATAATCATTATAGTCACGAAGAGATAGTAGAGAAATATATAATTAACTTAATGACATAGTTGATCCTGATGTCAATAGTATAATATTATGTATTTTTGTTCCCCATTGATATATTCCATTAGTATTATATTTAGCTATAAATCCAAATGTACCAGATGAATTTGTTAAACTTGTATAATTATTAGTATCTGCATTATAAAATTTGGTATCTATAGTAGAATTACTGTATCCACCTATAATTATGTTATTAGATGGATCAATTGTTAACATTTTAGTTCCATAAGATCCTGGAGGTGATCCATTTATACGTGTTGCCCACATAACAGTTCCTGTGCTACTGTATTTAGCTAAAAATGTCCCGAATCTAGATGAACCAGCATCCATTGCGAATGTTTTTATAACACTTGCGCCACCTTCATTATAAAAATTTAATGTGGAAGAATTAAAAATACCAGCAACAATTACATTATTTGAACTATCAGCAGCTACAACTGTTGACACATCATTGGCAGATCCACTAATACGCGCGGCCCATAATGCAGATCCATTTGGATTATATTTTGCTACATACGCATCATTATTTGTACCAGCAATCACTATTTCCTTACCTACATTACCATTAAAATTATAAAAATATATTGGGTTACTATTTCCAAATCCAGCTATACATATATTGTTAATTCTATCTATACATATAGATGATACATATTCATTAACATTAGAATCATTAACATTAGTTTTAGCATTACCTATGCGTGCTGCCCACGAAAATTGACCACTCGGATTATATTTAGCTATAAATGATTCTTGAAAATTACTTAATGAAGAGGCATTGTTTAAACTACTTACAACAGTTGTACTACTTCCTGTATTATAAAAATTCAATTTTACACTATAATAAGCTCCTCCTATAATTATATTATTTGACGTATCTACATGTATCGATGTTGTCATATCATTTCCCGCGCCATTTATACGAGTTGCCCACAAAACAGTTCCTATACTATCGTATTTAACTATAAATATATTTTCCAAAACAGGTTCATCACTTATAAATATTGTAGCATCACCATCCGTGATTGTTGTAGCAGGGGTTGATAAATTACTAGTACTATAAAAATTAACTGGTCTGGACTTAAAAGAACCGGTTACAATTACATTATTTAAATTATCTGATGTTATAGATACAGGTCCTCCTGTATTCGCAAATATTACATTATTCTCATAGTTTGTTCCTCCTATACGAGTTGCCCATTGATATATTCCAATAGCATTATATTTAGCTACAAATATATCATTAATCGTATCAGAATTATGATTCGGTACAAATCCACCTACACTTGACCTTCCTCTACTATAAAAATTTAACCTACCTACATAAGTACCTGATATAAATATATCATTATTGCTGTTTACATAAACACATGTTATTATATCTTGCTTAATACCATCTATACGGACAACCCATTCATTAGTTCCATTTGAAGTATAACAAGTTAAAAATGAATTATCTGTAGTATTATTATTAATTAATAAGTTTGGCAATACGCCTGTAGTAGACTCAAATGAAGTTGTAGCATAATTATTTGTTCCTGCTATAATATATTTAATTTTATCATCATTAGTAAAACTATATGTGTCTATTCCGAAATACCATCTTTTAATATCTTCTAATGTATTACGTCCATTAAAACCATTCAATGAATAAGTTAACCCAATATTATTAAAGCTTACATCAAATTTTACATTTTTAGTACTCCAACTAGATAATAATAAATCATAATTTATCATACTAAAACTTGTATTTGATAACATATTATTTGCTCGTTGAAGAGCAATAACATTCCATGAACTAATGTTTTTATTGAAAATAGTTGCTCCTTGAAACATATTAGTCATATTTACTATATTAGTAACATTCCATGTACTAATATCTTGATCAAAAGCGTCTCCCACAAAAGTATTAGTTATATTGATTTTTCCATTGAAAATAGTTGCTCCCTGAAACATTGATTCTAAACTAGTGTTTGTTAGAGTAGATGGTAGTGTAGTTGGTACGCTTGTTAAACTACTACATCCTTTAAAAGCATTGGATAAATTGGTTAAACCAACATTTCCAAAATAAGTACATGAAATTAAATATTGAGCATTTGCGTTACCATTATTATTTAAATTATGAATATTAGTTCCATAAATTTTAACAGTAAATATTGATTTACTTGTATATGTATGTGATACAAATGTAGTATTTGTAGTATTATCACCCCAATTTATAAATAATTTATTTATAGTAGCATCATTTGTACTGATAGGTAATTGAAGTGTATTATTTGTAGTTGGTGATTCAATAAAATCATAAAGAAGTATTAAAAAATCATAATAACTATCATTACCAAAATACCATCTTTTTGTATTTTGTAATGTATTACGTCCATTTAATCCAGTTGTAGTAGAATAAACCATCCCAATATTATTAAAGCTTACATCAAATTTTACATTTTTAGTACTCCAACTAGATAATAATGAATCGTAATTATCTATATTAAAATTTGAATCTGTTAACATATTATTTGCTTGTTGAAGAGCAATAACATTCCATGTACTAATATCTCGATTAAAACTACTTGCTTGAAACATATTAGTCATATTGGTTATACTAGTAACATCCCATGTAATAATATTTCCATTGAAAATAGTTGCTCCCTGAAACATTGATTCTAAACTAGTGTTTGTTAGAGTGGATGGTAGTGTAGTTGGTACGTTTGTTAATCTAGTACATCCTTTAAAGGCATTGGATAAATTGGTTAAACCAACCTCTCCAAAACTAATACATGAAGTTAAATATTGAGCATTTGCGTTACCGTTATTATTTAAAGTAGTATAAATGTTAGATCCATAAATTTGAACAGTAAATGTTGATTTACTTGTATATTCATGTGGTTCAAATATATTACTTATAGTAGTATCTCCCCAACCTATATATAAATTTTTTATATTAGTATCATTTGTACTAATAGGTAATTGAAGTGTATTAGTTGTAGATGGTGAAGAAGTAAAATCATAAACAAGTGTTAACAACTTTGTTTGTGGTAGTAAATTACTTAGATTAGCTAGGTCTCTCATTATCCATCCTTTATTAACTAACATATTAAATCCTTCTAGTCCATTCGCAGAATAATATTTATTGTTTTGAAAAAGTACATTAGTTTTTACATTTTTATTACTCCAACTAGATAATAATAAATCATAATTATATATACTAAAATTTGAATCTGTTAACATATTATTTGCTTCTTCAAGAGCAATAACATTCCATTCACTAATGTTTTGATTAAAACTAGTTGCTCCTTGAAACATATTAGTCATATTTACTATAGTAGTAACATCCCATGTACCAATATCTTGATCAAACATAGATGCTCCCTGAAACATTGATTCTAAACTAGTGTTTGTTAGAGTGGATGGTAGTGTAGTTGGTACGTTTGTTAATCTAGTACATCCTTTAAAGGCATTGGATAAATTGGTTAAACCAACAGTTCCAAAATAAGTACATGAAGTTAAATATTGAGCATTTGCGTTACCATTATTATTTAAATTATGAATATTAGTTCCAGAAATTTGACCAGTAAATATTGATTTACTTTTATATGTACGAGTTAATGATCTAGTTACTCTATCACCCCATATTACGAAAAAATTATTTAAACTAGAATCATTTGTACTAATAGGTAATTGAAGTGTGTTCTCTGTAGTTGGTGATTGAGTAAAATCATAAACAAGTGTTAAATAATTTGC